TCTCCATCCCGCGTTTTCCACCAACCAGGGCGAGGTGACTGCGATGCCTCGCAAGTTAGCCCTACGTGCAGTCGGTACGGATGAGCGACCCGTGCCAGTCGTCCCCTCGACCGTCGCGGAAGCTGCGAGGACGGGTAATCCAAGGGTTCTGCTGGTCGCGATGCGGGAGCGGATCGCCGATACGGTGTCGGATCCCGCGTGCCCGCCGCGCGACCTGGCCTCGCTGACTCGACGGCTACAGGACATCTCCAAGGAGATCGCCGCGATGGATCACGCGGAGAAGGCTGAGGCTGATCGTGGCGGTCAGGCCGAAGACGAAGCCTTCGACGCGTCGGCTCTCTGAGGTTGCTCGCCATGTCGTGATCCCCGAGGGGATTGTCTCGACGGGTTGGCCGGGCGTTGAGGCTAAGTGCCGCGAGTGGGGCGACGAGTTCGACAGGTGGCAGGCCGACCTTGGCCGGGTCATCCTGGGCAAGCGCGCGGATGGTCTGTACGCCGCGACGGTCGGCGGTATCACGCTGTCGATCGCTCGCCAGGTCGCCAAGACGTTCCTGGTTGGGCGCATCATCTTCGCCCTGTGCGTTCTGTTCCCCGGCACGAAGGTGCTGTGGACTGCGCATCACACGGCGACGCTTGGGAATACGTTCCGGTCCCTGCTGGGGTTCGCGCGTCGCAAGTCCGTAGCCCCGTACATCCTGGCCACCCGACGCGGCTCCGGCAAGGAAGCCATCGAGTTCATCAATGGCTCGGTGATCTACTTCGGGGCTCGCTCACAGGGCTTTGGCCGCGGGTTCGATGAGGTCGACGTCGAGGTGTTCGATGAGGCGCAGATCCTTGACGAGAAGGCGCTCGAGGACATGGTCGCCGCGACGAACCAGTCCCGGCACCCGCACGGCGCGCTGCTGTTCTTCATGGGCACACCACCGCGACCGACTGACCCGGGTAAGGCGTTCACTGCTCGCCGGCGGGCTGCGCTTGCGGTCAAGCCCGAGGGGCAAGTGGTTGCGGAGCACGGCGAGGCGCTATACGTCGAGTGCTCAGCCGATTCGAACGTGGGCCGCGCTGGTGGCCCGAGCCTGGACAGCGTCGAGCAGCTGCGCAAAGCCAACCCATCCTATCCTCACCGGACCCCACCCGCGTCAGTCAAGCGGTTGCGTGCCAACCTGACCCTGGATGACTCGTGGCGGCGTGAGGGCCTCGGCGTGTGGGACGACTTCGAGGGTTACAGGGTCGTCTCCGACACCCAGTGGCTGGCATGTCGGGATGCGTCATCGAAGGTTGCGACCGAACCGCGGTTTGTGCTGGACGTGGCGCCGAATCGGTCGTGGTCCTCGGTCGCAGTGGCCGGCCTACGTGATGATGGCGTGCCGCATGTCGAGATCACGTCGCGGGATGCTGTGATCGACCACCGTCCGGGTGTCGAATGGGTCGTTTCGCGGGTCGTCGAGCTCGCGGCGAAGCGGCCAGGGTTCGTCCTGTGGCTCATCTCCGGGAAGTCTGCCGAGTCGCTGGTCCCGGATCTCATCGCGGCCGGCATCGACGTCGAGTTCGTCAAGAGTGCCGACGTCCCGGCGGCGTGTGGCCTGTTCTACGACTACGCAACGACAGCCCGGCTGCGCCACATAGGCCAACCGGACCTCACTGACGCGTTGGCGGGTGCGCAGAAGAGTGTCGAGGACGGCGAGAGTGCGTGGCGCTGGGGCTGGCGCAAGTCGGCCGCCGACATCACCCCGCTGTATGCCGCGACCATCGCCCTGTGGGTCCTCATGCAGGCACCTGACATCAAACCTTCCGTCTTGTTCCTCTGAGGAGGCCGTTGTGCGCTTCTCCCTGGTCCTTCTCCTCCTCGCCGTGGTCGGGCTCGGGGTGGGCATCAGTTGGTGGGTCCACCCGGGCGCTGGTATCGCCCTCGCGTCTGTCGCGCTGGGGCTCGTCGCGCTGTTCCGTGACGATGGCAAGAAGGGTCGTAGCGCATGAGGCTCGTTGATCGACTGCGCGACGTGATCATCCCCTACCCGACCGACTCGAACTGGACGGACGCCGGTGCTGGGCTCCTACAGACCTACTTCGCTGGCGGGAACGCGGCCGGCGAGGGCATCGGCAGTGACTTCCAGTCCTACGCGTCGGTCGGCTACGCCGGGAACGGGGTTGTCTTCTCGGTTCTGAACGCCCGGTTGCGCCTGTTCAGTGAGGCGTCATTCAAGTTCCGTGGCTTGGCCGATAAGCGGCTGTTCGGAACCCCGGATCTGGGCCTGTTGGAGAACCCGTGGCCCGGTGGGCAGACGGCCGAGCTGTTTGGTCGCATGATTCAGGACGCGGACCTGGCCGGTAATTCGTACATTCACCGGATCAACGACCTCCGCCTTGAGCGGCTGCGCCCCGACTGGACGCGGATCATCTCCACGAAGATGATGGACCCGGTCACCGAGAACGAGTACCGCGAAGTCATCGGGTATCTATACTTCGAGGGCGGTTCCGAGAACGGGGTGTTCTACCCGGTCGACGATGTCTCTCACTGGTCTCCAGTTCCTGACCCGCTTGCTCCGTGGCGCGGAATGTCCTGGCTGACGCCGGTAATTCGGGAGATCAACGCGGACCTGACGATGACGGAGTACCGGCAGAAGTTTTTCGACAACGCAGCAACGCCGAACATGCTCGTGCGATATGTGAACAAGATTGCACCGGACGCGATGAAGGCTCTCCAGGAGCAGATCAGCGCGCGTCATGGTGGGGTGGCGAACGCATGGAAGACGATGGTCGTTGATCAGGGTGCCGACGTGACGGTGGTCGGAAACAACTTCAAGGACATTGACTTCACGGCGCTCCAGGCGGCCGGTGAGGTGCGGATCGCGTCTGCTGGTGGCGTGCCGCCGATCGTGGCCGGCCTGCAGGGTGGCCTGGACGCGAGCACGATGGCGAACTACGCCGCCGCCTACCGGAACTTTTCCGACTCGACGATGAACGGCCTATGGCGTGGCGCGTGCGGGTCGCTGGCGAAGTTCGTCAACGTCCCCGACTCGGCCCAACTGTGGTTCGACACGCGCGACATTCCGGCCCTTCGCGACGCTGAGGAACTGCGGCAGAAGGGTTACGCGCAGTTCTCCATCGGCGTGATGAACCTCGTCAACGCCGGATTCGACCCAGCGACCGTGGTTGCCGCCCTGGAAAGCGGCGACATGTCTCTGCTTAAGCATACGGGGCTCATCTCTGTACAGCTATTGAAGCCGCACACCCAGCTGAATGCGCTGGAAGGACAGAATGCTGGCTTTGGCGGTAACGCCTCAGACCCGAATGGAGATGCTTCACAGTGACGATCGACATTGAGAGCGCGCATGTCGTTCACCCGGGCGACACGGTGATCCTCAGTTTCGCATCCCGATTGACGATGGAGCACGTGCAAATGCTCAAGGACCAGTGCGCGGGCTTGTTCCCGGCAGACGTCAAGCTCTTGGTCGTCGATGGCGCAACAGTCACGATCGTGCACGGAGACACGCAGGAGGCGTCATGACCGATTTCACTCGATCCTTCCCCTTGGAGGACATCAAGATCCGTGCCGGTGGTGATGGGCGCACGGTCGAGGCATATGCCGCGGTCTTCGGCCAGGAAGTGCCGATCTCTGACGCGGACGGCCGCTACCAGGAGCGGATCGACGGAGCGGCGTTCAACAAGACGATCGCGGACAAGGGCATCCGGTTCTCGGTGCTCTATAACCATGGCATGACGATCTGGGGAACCCCCTCGGACTCCGGATCGATGCCGATCGGGACGCCGCTGGAGGTCCGCCCCGACACTCGCGGCCTGCTGACCGTCACCCGCTACAACAAGACACCGCTGGGTGAGGCCACGTTGGAGGCCATCGTGTCCGGGGGGTTGCGCTCACAGTCGTTCCGGGGGTCGTTCGTCCGCTCCGACAGGCCGACGCCGCGCGGCGGGTTCCGTGCCAACGCCGCCGGTGAGTACCCGATCGTCACCCGACAGGAGATCAACCTGAAGGAGTACGGGCCGACCCCGTTCCCGGCCTACGACACTGCCGCGATCGTCGGCGTACGCGCGGGCATAGCCCTGTCAGACACAGACGCGATGCTGCTGGCCCTGATCCTCGAGAACCTCGCCGAGGGTGACGCCGCTCTCGACCCGATCGTGGCAGCCCTGTGCAAGACGGACGAGGCCCTCGACCAGGCGCAACTCGTCATCTCCCAGATCCTCGGCGTGCCCAACCCGGACGCGCCTGACGGTCCGGAGCGTTCCGCGTACCTTTCCCGCCTCAACTCACTGGCCACACGTCTCGCGGACGTGCCGACCAGGAACGCCACACCTCCAGGTGCCGGCGCCGGCGAGCCGCCCTTGGGGCACTTGGCCCGGTTGTCCCTGTCACTGCGGACGAGGGAAATCCTCGCCGCATCCCACCTGAGGAGTAAGTAATGAAGCGTTTGAATGAGGTGCTGGCACTCATGACCGGAGTTCGGTCTGAGCTGCTCACGCTCTCCGAGGTCGAGACCCCGGACGAGACCCAGGCCACTCGGTTCGCCGAGCTCGAGGCCGAGTTCGACACCCTGGAGGCTGAGCGGGTTCCGCTGGCCGCCCGTGCCGAGAAGATCGAGGCCATCCGTACCGCGGCCCTCGACCCGAAGAACGTCGAGTCCGGGTTCGGTGGCAGCCCCACCGTCATCGTGCGGACCAAGCGTGACCCGTTCGACTCGACCCGCGCCGTCGTGGCCGGGGCGATGGAGTCCGACGACATGCGCGGCCGCGCCCTGGACGCCATCGAGTGGGCGACCCGCTCCGGCAGCCAGTTCCCGATGGCCGACGACGGCGCCGAGAAGGCCACCCGGCTCATCCAGAACC